GAGATTCAGTCTCTTACCAAAGAACAACTGCGTCTCCTCAAAGAGAACACACAGATCATGACTGATGTAGGTAGTGACTCTGCTTCCTTGGAGAGGGAGAAGCAAGAACTGGTTGAGATGCAAGGACTACTTGACACCAAGCAGAAATCATGCTCTAATATAAACAAGCAGACGGATCATCTCAAAGTTGTTGCTGGTCTGCTCAAAGATGGTGGGATTAAGACTAAGATTATTTCTAAGTTCATTCCTGTCATTAACCAGCGCATCAATAAATATCTTCAAAGCATGGATTTCTATGTGAACTTCACGCTTGATGATAACTTTAACGAGAAGATCCTTTCTCGTTTTCGAGACGATTTCTCCTATGCATCGTTCTCTGAGGGTGAGAAACAAAAGATCGATCTGGCACTGTTGTTTACTTGGCGTGAAGTCGCTAAATTAAAAAACAGTGTATCAACAAACCTTCTTCTGCTTGATGAAGTGTTTGATTCGTCGCTCGATCAGTCTGCTACTGACGAACTGATGAGGATATTGAAGGGTCTGGGGGAAAAGACTAACCTCTTTGTGATCTCACATAAGGGTGACGTACTCTACGATAAGTTTGAGCGTATCGTAGAGTTCTCGAAAGACGGAGACTTTTCCACCATGGCATCTATACAGGGATGAAACACATACTCTTCACACTCAAAGGTTGTCCACTCTATAAACTGGATGACGAAGCAGATATTAGAAACTGTCTGGTGAATGCAGCGGTAATGTCACAAGCAACCTTGCTAGACATTACCAGTCACAAGTTCTCTCCACTCGGTGTTACTGCTGTTGCACTCCTAGCAGAGTCACATATCAGCATTCACACTTGGCCAGAGAAGAACATGGCAGTCTGTGATGTGTTTACTTGCGGGGACCACACGATGCCAGACTCAGCAGTCAGGTATATGTATGATTACTTGCAAGCAACAGACATGGTTGCTTCCCAGTTCATAAGACCGTTGGATGAAGACCCGCAAGGGACACCTGAATAAGCGTCACAGACCCTGTGGGAGATCTCCCATGGGGTCTTATACTGTATTCATACAGACGACAACCGATGTACAACACCCAAGAAATCAAAGGTAACCTCGCCCGCCTGCTTGCCACCGAGAACCTGCTGGTGCAGCACAAGCAAGTCTCTACTGCTTCCTTCGATGTTGAGAAGCGTGTCCTGACTCTCCCTCTGTGGGACCGTGCAAGCAATATCGTGTACACCATGCTGGTTGGTCATGAGGTCGGTCATGCCTTGTTCACCCCCAACGATGACAGTCTTGACAACCTGCCTTGCCCCAAGGCATATGTCAACGTGACTGAGGATGCTCGCATCGAGAAACTGATGAAGCGTAAGTACCCTGGTCTCACCAAAGACTTCTATGGTGGTTATCAGGAACTCAATGCTCAGGATTTCTTCTGCATCAAGGATGAAGACCTGACTAAGATGACTCTCATCGATCGGATCAACCTACACTACAAGATCGGTGCATATGCACTGCTGCCTTTTGAGGACGCTGAGACCCCTCTACGTGACGCTGTGGGCGTTGCTGAGACGTTTGAAGAGGCGATTGCCGCCGCTGTTGCTATTTACGAGTATGCAAAACAGCAGCAGGAAAAGCAAAAGTCTGTCACTCCGTCACCTCAGGGTAACCAACAATCTTCTGGCATGACTCACGAAGAGATGCTTGATAAAGCACAGGAACGTGAGCAGCAGAACGAAGCATCTGGTGAAGGTGACGAACCACGCCCCTGGTTTACTGACAGTGACCCTGAGGAAGACGATCGTACTAATCGTAACTTCGACAAAGATGACGCTGATCTGGACACTCCGTCCTTCGATTACGCTGAACCTGACATTGACAACGTTGCAACTCAGGACAACTTTGATACCAAGGCACAGTCTCTGATCAACAAGGGTGCCCTTCCCCCTACCTATGTCACTTTTCCTAAGTTTGACATGAGTAAGATCATCACCCCCAACGTTGCTCTGTGGGATGCAGCAGAAGAGTGGTGGGATGTATACTACTCTGATCAAGAGTCTCCTTTTGCTGCTGTTGATGCTGATTTCAACGAGTTCTGCAACAAGTCTGCTAAGGATGTAAACTATCTGGTCAAGGAGTTTGAGTGTAAGAAGTCTGCTTCTGCCTATGCACGGTCTACAACCTCCCGTACTGGCGTTCTTGACCTTAGCAAACTGCATACCTACAAGTTCAACGATGACATTTTCAAGAAGGTGACTCGTACTCCTGATGGTAAGAACCATGGTCTGATCTTCCTACTTGATTGGTCTGGTTCTATGGCACAGGAGATCTTTGAGACTGTCTGTCAGGTCATCAACCTTGCTCAGTTCTGTAAGAAGGTTGGTATCCCCTTCGATGTGTACTCTTTCGTCACCGATCACCAGCAGAATCGCTTCTTCGGTCTCGAATCTGATGCTGATTGGAAAGATCTTCCTGATCCTCAGACCCGCAATGCTGGTGAGTTCTGGTTGGATAAGCGTTTCAAACTGGTCAACCTGCTGTCTAGCGAAGGTAACAACAAAAACTTCAAGCGTCAGTGTAAGTTCCTCTATCGTGTTGCCAACTATTGGAAACCTCAGAGTTACTACAACTTCCGTCCTGCTCCTCCTTCCTTCCTTGGTCTGGGTGGCACTCCTCTGAACGATGCTCTCGTGGTTATGCGTCAGTATCTTGGCGAGTGGCAGCGTAAGCAGGGTGTTGAGAAGACTCATCTGCTGGTTCTGACGGACGGTGAATCCCAGTGCCTTGGATACACGAAGTCTCCTGAGGATTCGGTATACTTTGATCGTCCTTATGTCTCTACTCTCCCTTACAACACTGTTGTTCGTGACAATGGTCGTTACCACACTGGCATCGAGAACGCTAACTCTTCTGCTACTGCTGTTCTGTTGAAGATCCTCCGTGCTGCATACCCTCAGTGCAGTGTTCTTGGGTTCCGTATCTGTCAAAATCGTTCTATGGTCCACTATCTGCATGTCCTGGGTATCTGGGACACCGATAAATACTCCAAAGATTTCACCAAGAACAAGTCTACTATTGTTCACAACAGTCCTTACACTGAACTCTATGTCTTGAAGTCCAATTCATACAGTTCTGACACTGAAATAGAGGTTGCTGACGACGCAACCAAGACTCAGATCAAGTCAGCATTTAAGAAGTCCTTGAAGTCCAAGTCTGTCAACCGAAGGATGCTTACATCGTTCGCAGGACAGATCGCATAGTGTCCTCAGGGGGTCTTCGGACCCCCTTTTTTCTTGTATGATTACTAGGTAATCGACAGACACCCACAATGCCTCGCACCGCTGACGTGACCACCAACGAAATCATTGACTTCCTCACCCGCAACTTCGGTCAAGACGTTAAAACTCCTCACCTTCTCCGTGCAGCAGACCACTTCGATGTCTCTTATCCTACTATTACTAAGCGACTTGATTCCTATAAGTCTGGTCGTGGCAAGTGGTGTCTGACTGCACAAGAAATCGAGAAGACTTTCAATGCTCCTTCTGCTACACCTGCTGTTCCCGATCGGGATTCTACTAACTTGATTCCATCCAAAGATAATAATTTTGTCCCGTTCGGTAACTTTGCTGATGTGAAGAAGATTATCAAGTCTGGTATCTTCTATCCTGTCTTCATCACGGGTCTGTCTGGCAACGGTAAGACCTTCGGTGTCGAGCAAGCATGTGCTACCCTCGGTCGTGAACTGATTCGTGTCAACATTACGGTAGAAACTGATGAAGATGACCTTATTGGTGGTTTCCGCCTTGTGGACGGTAACACTGTTTGGCACAATGGTCCCGTCATTGAGGCACTCCAACGTGGTGCAGTGCTTCTTCTCGATGAGATCGACCTTGCTAGTAACAAAATCCTCTGCTTGCAGTCCATTCTTGAAGGCAAAGGCATCTATTTGAAGAAGACTGGTGTCACTATCAACCCTGCACCTGGGTTCACTGTTGTCGCTACTGCCAACACTAAGGGTAAGGGCAGCGATGATGGTCGTTTCATCGGCACAAACGTGCTCAATGAGGCATTCTTGGAGCGTTTTCCTCTCACTTTCGAGCAAGAGTACCCTACTGCTAGCATCGAGACCAAGATGCTCAACAACTACTGCAAGGAACTCAACTGCTGCGACGATGAATTCATCTCCAACCTCACTACTTGGGCAGAAATCATCCGTAAAACCTTCGCTGAGGGTGGTTGTGACGAGGTTATCAGCACCCGTCGCCTGGTTCACGTCATCCGTGCCTTCGCTATCTTCAACAACCGTCTGAAAGCGATCAAACTGTGCCTGAATCGCTTCGATGACGAGACCAAAGCATCATTCCTTGAACTTTACAGCAAGATTGATGCTAAGATTGACCTTGATGAGTCCCCTCTGCTCCAAGACTGATGCTGTATCGTACACAAATCCTTGACGACTCGGGTGTATCCCGAGTCTTAGGTCAAGTTGACCCTATTTTGGTCACAAATCCCCTCAAAAACGTCAACGAACACAAAGGGATTGATCCAGAGTGGTTAGACGAACAGATTGCTAACTCTCTTCAACCAGAACTTACACTATCCAGCGGCAGGAGTGGGTTTACCTACAAAAAATACACTGCTGGACAGGATTATGACTGGCATCAGGACGAGATTACTAGCATCGATGGTCTGAGATTGGATGTATCTACCACACTTTTCCTCAATGACCCGACTGATTACGAAGGTGGTGAGTTAGAGTTGCGATTTGGTGACTTTGGTGTTAGTATTAAACTACCCGCAGGGTATGCTGTCATATATCCTACGGGCATCATCCACCGTGTGAAACCAATCATCTCTGGTGTTCGCAAAGTGGTCCATTGGTGGGATGAATCCAATGTTCAGAACCCATTTACACGCGACGCTATCGTCCAGTTGTCCAAACTCCCTGAACGAGTTGATCTTCACACCGCTACACTTGAACGATTCTGTTAAATTATGAGTAACAAGTACAATGAGGAAGAAATCCTCAGAGAATTGAAAGAATACATCAGTTCCACGTACAATCAGCACTATTCAAACGATGGTTTGCAAACTCTCGATCTGATTGAAGCATGTGGTGACGGTGAAGCATTCTGTCGAAGTAACATCTTGAAGTATGCTACTCGCTATGACAAGAAAGGAACCGCTAGACGTGACATCATGAAGGTGTTACACTATGCTGTTCTGTTGATGCACTTCAACGACAAAAACGCTACCCCTACCGAAGACTACCCTAACCGATGACCTGTATGAAATTTTCCGAACCTCAGATGGAGATTCTGAGTCTGTTTATGAACATCAATCCTTCGATTATGTTCAAACCAGGTCAGAAAGTATCCACCATCTCTAACAACAGAAACATCCTGGGGTCTTGTACGTTCAAGGATGTAGAGTTTGAGAGCAAGGCACCCATTTACGACCTGGGTAACATGATGAAAACCATCAAGGTCTTGTCTCGCAACAACACTTCGTCTCCTGAGGTTGAGTTCAACACTAACCGTGTCGAAATCAGCAACAATGGCAGTCGAATGAAGTATTACTACGCCGAGGAGCGTATGATCACGGTTCCACCTGAGAATATCAACTCTCTCGGTGAACCTGCTGTTATCACCAAACTGTCTAACGATCAACTGATCCAGATCTTCGGCACTGCATCACACTATCAACTGCCTGATCTGTGTTTCCAAGGTAAAGAAGGTAAACTTTTTGCCATCGTGACTGACAAGCGTAACTCTACGTCTAACTCCTTGGAGATCGAACTGGGTGAGGCAGACAAAGAGTTCTGTTTCTGTATGAAGATCGAGAACATGTCGATCCTGATGACTAATGGACAACCTTGTCGTGCTGCCAAGGGTTACAACATTGAACTGTTCGAGAAGAAGGTTGCTAGACTGGTGGGAATTGTCAACGAGACTGCATCTCATACTGTTGAGAACATCGAACTGATGCTAGCATTGGAACCCGACAGTGAATACTAAGAAGAAGGACTATGATGGTCCCCTCTACGCTCCCTGGTGGAAGGTAGTGGCAGGTAAGAAAGAGTTCCAAGAGTGGTTAAAAAAACAGCAGGAGAAGAAATGAACGAATTCCTTTGGGTTGAAAAGTATCGACCTCAGACTGTGGATGATTGTATCCTTCCTGAGGAAACTACCAAGATGTTCAAAGGGTTCATCGAACAGGGTGAACTACCGAATCTCTTGCTTGCTGGTCCTGCTGGCATTGGCAAGACTACCATTGCCAAGGCACTCTGTAATGAACTAGGTGCTGACTACTATGTGATCAACGGATCGGATGAAGGACGCTTTCTGGACACTGTTCGGAACCGTGCTAAGTCCTTTGTGTCTACCGTCTCCCTGACCTCTGAGGCGAAGCACAAGGTGCTGATCATCGATGAGGCAGACAACACCACTCCTGACGTACAGATGCTCCTGAGGGCGTTTGTGGAGGAGTTTCAGGGTGCCTGTCGCTTCATCTTCACCTGCAACTACAAGAACAAGATCATCCAACCGCTGCACTCTCGGTGCTCGGTGGTGGAGTTTAACGTCAGAGGCAAGGAGAAGCAGTTCCTTGCTGCTGCATTCTTCAAACGTGTGCATCAGATCCTCGCTGAGGAGGGTGTTGAGTTTGAGATGGCAGTGCTGCGTGAGGTGGTGCTGAAACACTTCCCTGACTTCCGTCGCACCCTGAATGAACTGCAACGCTATGCCTCACGAGGCAGCATTGACGCAGGTATTCTGGGTAATTCTTCTGACATTGCCATGTCAGACCTGATGGAGTTCTTGAAGCACCGTAAGTTTACTGACGTTAAGAAGTGGGTTGTTGCCAACATGGACAACGAACCTCATGCAATCATGAGAAAAGTCTATGACTCCCTCTATACATATTTGAAACCAGCAAGTATTCCCGAAGCAGTCCTGGTGATCGGTGAGTACCAGTACAAAGCAAACTTTGTCATGGATCAGGAGATTAACCTCGTTGCATTCATGACAGAAATCATGATGAGATGTGAGTTCAAATGAGTATTACCAAGCACGATCTATTCCCTACTACTGTTTACCAGTTTGACCTGGGTGAAGAAGACATGTGGATGGCAGATCAAGCATTGGAATACATCAAGACCTTAGAGATGACGATGTATAACTTCCCTGCTGGTGTCAGAACCAGTCGTGGGGATATACATAAAGAGGAACCTATGCTCCCGCTGATTGGATTCTTCCATGACTGTCTGGACTTCATTCGGTGTGACCTTGCTCTCCAAGCTCAGGAACTTCGTATCTCACTTTCTTGGGCAAACTGGGCACCACCTAACTCAGGTGCTGGTCATCCTCTTCATCGTCACAATTATTCTTATCTCTCTGGGGTATTCTATTTCACAGAAGGAAGTGAGACGGTCTTTCAAGACCCTGTTGATATCCGCAATCTTGATACCTTGGAGATTATTAGGGACTACTTCGACGGACCCTATGAAAGGTTTAAGGCAGAACCTGGTAAACTTCTTGTATTCCCTGGATGGTTGAGACATTACAGCAATCCTCATGGTGGTGAGGAGTCACGCTATACCATGTCGTTCAACTCTCTTCCCCATGGTCCAGTCAACGCAGGACCACAGGGTGTACCCATGGCGAACATTAATGTATTATGAAACACTTGAAGACCCCGCTCCGATACCCAGGTGGTAAGTCGCGAGCAGCAGCATCATTGTACAAATGGTTCCCAACAGGAATCAAAGAGTATCGAGAACCTTTCTTGGGTGGAGGTTCAATGGCACTCTACTTCTCGCAACTACATCCTGATACTCCTGTTTGGGTCAATGACAAATACTATTACCTCTATAATTTCTGGGTCCACCTACAAGAAGCAGGTGACGAACTGTCTGATGTCTGCTATGGCATCAAGCAAGACCATGCGACCGCTCCCCTTGCTAAGGAGTTGTTCATACGAAGTAAGGAAGAGATATCCGAAGCCGATCCTTTTCGTCAAGCTGTGCTATTTTGGGTTCTTAATAAGTGTTCTTACTCTGGGTTGACAGAGAACTCCTCCTTCTCTGAGTCTGCTTCCAAACAGAACTTTACCCTACGTGGTGCAGCAAACTTGAAGAAGTATCAGGACATCATTGCTGATTGGCACATCACTAATTTAGATTATACTGAACTGCTTTCAGGGGATGATGGTGTGTTCTGCTTCCTTGATCCTCCATATAAGATTGGTTCTTTTCTCTATGGTACTAACGCAGAGATGCACAAGAACTTTGACCATGCTAATTTTGGAGAAGCATGTAAGGAGTGTACTCACAAGTGGATGGTCACCTATAATGTAGACGAAGAGATTGAAAAGATGTTTGAAGGGTATCAGCAGAGATACTTCGACATCACATATGGTATGAAGCACCGAGAGAACAACAAGAAGTCTGAACTCTTGGTATCCAACTACGACGTAGCACCCCCTAACCCACTCGAAGCACTGATCTATGAAGGAGTATGAGTACCAGCTGAAAGATTACCTTAATGGTATCAACTTGAAGCAAGGAGACATCCACGAAGACGAACGTGCGATGAAGAAGTATCCATCCTTCGTAGTGAATAAGTGTCTTGCTGGACACATTGATTGCATCATGCATGTCAACGAGATGAATCGTATGTACGAACTCGATCCAGACATGCAATATAACTATTACCTATATAGTATTAGGAAATCCAAACGCTTCGCGCCTTGGAACAAAGTCCAGACAGATAATGATCTAGAACTAGTAAAACAGTTCTACGGATATAGCACCGACAAGGCGAGAGATGCCCTGAAACTGCTCAACAAGGATCAGTTAGAAGTCATCAAATCTAAATTAAACATTGGAGGAGTAAGATGAGTGACGAGATCTCTTGGTCTCAGGATATGATGTTAGAGGTGGCACTGAAAGAACCTGATGACTTTCTCAAAGTGCGTGAAACTCTGACTAGAATCGGTGTTGCATCCCGTAAGGATCGTAAACTGTATCAGTCATGCCATATCCTGCATAAGAAGGGCAAGTATTACATTGTCCATTTCAAAGAACTGTTTGCGTTGGACGGCAAGCCCGCCAACATCACAAAGAACGACATCGAACGTCGTAATCGCATTGCAAAACTTCTGTTTGACTGGGGTCTAGTAGACTTTGAAGCAGAAGGTCTTGTCGATATTGCACCACTCAACCAGATTAAGGTGCTATCATATAAGGATAAGTCCGAATGGACACTAGAATCCAAGTATAACATTGGCAAAAAGAAAGTCGTTGCTGAGTCTTAATTATGTACGAAGAACTGAACTGTTTTGAAGAGGCACTCAAACACTTCGGCACCAGAGTAGAGATCATTACTGCTATGGAAGTAGCACGAAAGATCTCTGCCGAGGATGCTTACCAAATGATTAAAGATGAGTTGAAAGATGTGAAGAAGTGTCGTAAACTATTCAAAGCAGACGGTGATTGTGCATGAGATTTCTTGGATTGCGAGTTGAAGATCATGATTCCAACATTACATACACTGACGGCACCAAAGTAAAATACCTCTCCACGGAGAGGTATTATGGTATCAAGCACCATGGGTATGGTAACACCTGGCAGTGGGAAGATATACTTAATCATTGGGATCTGACCATCGATGATGTAGATGCAATCGCTGTCATCAGTGATCAAGTTGAGTTTGACAAAAGAGAACTATACAGAGAGATTGATCTAGGTCTACCCTGTCGTTGCTTTGCAGTAGACCACCACTGGGCACACGTTCTGTCACAATGGCCAGTGGGTATCCCTTACACAAACTATGTGTTTGATGGTTATGGTAGCAATGAGAGGTCTCATTCGCTATTCGTGAATAGCGAATTAGGTGTAGAGTACAATGTTAACAAGCATGGATCCATCGGCATTGAGATGGCAAAGGTTGGTGCTACGCTTGGACTTAAAGATGTGACACCAGATGGTCTAGACCTTGCTGGAAAGGTCATGGGACTGGCAGCATATGGTCTGATTGATCGTGAATACTTTGATAAGATGTGCTGCTATCCTCTGAGTAGGATCAAACAGATCTGGAACTATGATTCATGGGATCGTAAGTGGGATAATGATTTCGATATCAACTGGTTGCGTACTGTACATGAGGTCACATCACGGAAACTCGCTGACCTATTAGTAGGTATGGAGAATGATGTTTACTCTACTGATACAGTAGGATTTACTGGTGGTGTAGCACAGAATTGTGTCTTCGTTGGTGAGGCTATCAGGTGCGGTGCTAAATTGAATACCATTCCACATGCTAATGACTGTGGTCTGTCGCTAGGTGCCGTTGAATTCTTGCGTCAGCACTTCCATGAGGAAGAGTTTGACTCAACTGGGTTCCCATTTTGGCAAGATGATGAGGGGACTGAGGAAGTTAGCGATGACACTATCGTCACCATGGCAGAAGAGATCGCAGCAGGTAACATTGTTGGATGGTATCAGGGTCACGGTGAACTTGGTCCCAGAGCACTGGGCAATAGGAGCATTTTGTGCAATCCAAGGATCAAAAACATGAAGGACACTCTGAACAGCAGAGTCAAGCATCGTGAACACTTCCGTCCCTTCGGTGCATCAGTGCTCGATGAGGACGTGAGGGAACATTTTGTGGGTGTATCACAACCTATCCCCTGGATGAATGCATCATTCCAGTGTAAGGATGAGAGTCTTTCAGCAGTCACTCATGTTGATGGGTCATGTAGGATTCAGACTGTATCAGGAGATGGACAGTACGCCAGACTGCTCAGAGCATACAAAGAACTGACAGGTTCCAGTGTCATATTGAACACGTCACTCAACCTGGGTGGTAAACCTATCTGTTCTAAGCACTGGGAAGCGAAAGAATTGTTTTCCAAAACAAACATGGACTTCCTTGCCATTGGCAATGATGTATTACATAAATAGCTGAGTCTTGCTTACTCTACCTATGGCTGATACTAAGCCCAAAGTAGAGAAGGACCATGATGAAGATAAGAGTGAAGTTCTTGGTAATTTGGTGAAAGTCGTTGTACTTATATGGTCTGCTTCTCTCCTCACATTCTCATACGTTCGCTTACCCAACGGTCAAAAGATTCTTGACTTTGACCCTACCTTCATCGCCTCTGTGTTTTCTGGATCGCTAGCTGCCTTCGGATTGTCCCCTGCTAAGTCTGGTGGAAATTCCAACGGAAATGCCAATAAAGCAGGTAATGCCAAGAAAGAAGAACCCGAGGTTGTTTCCGCTATCGAACCCAAGAAAGATGCAAAAACTAATTAACGTTGTCGCCCTGTTGTCTGGTCTTACTAGTGCTGCCTTGATTGGTGGTGCTGGGTATGTCCTCCTCAATAAGGATGCTCTGATTGAGCAAGCAAAGAGTGCTGCTGCTAAGGCAGCAACGGAAGCAGTCACTGCTGCTCTTCCTGGTATGCTGGACTCTGCTATGCCTGAGGTTCCTGCCTTGCCATCCACAACTGGTCCTGTGCTGCCAATGCCATGACTGTTAAACTACCCATCAAAGGAATTGCAATAGGAGTTGGTGCCGCTATTGGTGTGGCACATATTGGACTTCTGGGTTATGTGTTTAACCCACCAGAAGAAAAGGTTCTTCAACCACCTACAATCAACATCCCTCACGGTCCTTATTCGTCCTACAAGATCAAAGCTGGTAAGGATGGATACGAGATTGAGTTTCGTGCCGACGATCCTAAGATTTTAGAGTCTGAGAGATCATTGAATCTCGACAAGACTAAGAAGGGGTTCTTTGGTGGAAGCACTGAGAGACGTACAGAGTACCGTACTGATCAGTTCACCAGAGAAGGAACCAGAAACTTGGGAGGTGCGAGTACAGAGGAGGGAAAGTCTGCGAAAGACATAGAGTGCATAGTGGCGGACGCTGGCGCACGGTCACAAGGTGCGATGGCAGGTAGTGCTATTGCCGCAGGCGTCGCTGTTCCTGCCCTTGCTAGCGTCCCTTACGTGGGTTGGTTGGCAGGTGGTTGGGCATTGCTCCTAGGTCAGAAGATTGGATCCGAAGCAGGGTCACAAGTTGGACAAGTATTCAATGACTGCTGATGGAAATACCTGACATTGGGACTAGGGGGATCAGTATCGATCCTATTGACATCCCTGTATGGGACTTCTCTCGTAATGTTGCTAGTCCCAATGCGGGTGTTGCAGCACCTGTTACGGTGGAAATTGGTGTGCCTATTGTTGACATGCCTGGATGCGTTGAGGCACACCAACAAAACAATCCTAGAAACGATGAACTAATCGGTGATGATCCTAAGGGTACGATAACCTTCTGTGATGCAGGGGTGCCTAACTTCAATCCCATGGACTTCAAACCCAATGAGATGATCATCACTAGCCCACCTAATGTGGATACTAGGCAACCAGAGCAACCTAAAACTCCCCCTACACCTGAGGCACCGCAACCTAAAACCCCCCCTGCTAGTGCGGTCGTTGAGTGTCCCACACCAGCACAGGAAGCAAAGGAACCTGTTGGCACATATGTAGAGGGTTTCCGAAAGAAGGTTACTGAATACAAACTCGTAGGCAATGAGTGTATTCAGATAACAGAAGCAGTGCCACTTCCTCAACAGATTGTTGCTGGTCTTCCTGCTCCTGGTGTGGTGACTACAACTGCTACCATTGCCATAGTAGCAACTACATCAGCACTTATGGCAAAACCGTTGGCAGATCTACTATTGAAAGTAGTCAAACCAACGATCAAGAAAGTTATTAAAAAGATTGCAGCAATCCGAGGAAAGCAAACTCCTATCGAGAGCGTAAAGGACCGCCGAGATCAGCAGCGGATTCGCTCACACGCGATTCGGAAGTTGAAGGGGAAGGAATAGAATGACGATGTGGTTTAACGACAGTTACATTCTGCACTACCACGTCTGCACAGATAGCATAATACTTACTCTTGGGATGGAAACTGATTCCTTCCTTCAATAATTGACCACAATTTTTGAGTCTCGCGATCTCAAAGTCGAGCCTCTTATTGGCAGTCAGTTGTGCATTCAATTCGATCTGAGTTGTTGCTGCTTGTTTACACAACTCTTGTAATTTCTTATCGGTTGGTGTGCTCCATGTCATAGAGAAACCTACACCGAGACTATAATTATCTTTCTGTCCAGTACGTGTCTTCTTATGGAAGAGAATGTCACCTGGATTATCAATCAAACCATCATCATTTAGATCGCTGACATCATATACAGGATCCCAATAGTACGGTTCGTAAGGTTTAGATGCTGATGCACTACCTGTAACATACGGGGTGAAGTTACGAGTGGGTCCTTGACACTGGATCCCTCCCCCATAAGTATTAGTGATATATGGACCTTGTAAAACCTGGATTGCCTGGTTGGTCACTGAGCCAGAGCTGTTTGCGACGGGGGATGCCGT